TACTAACCTTACAGGATTGCCAATTTCAACAGGTGTATCTGGTTTGGGTACTGGTGTAGCTACTGCCCTAGCTGTGAACGTAGGTTCTGCGGGTGCTGCTGTTGTTAATGGCGGTGCATTGGGCACACCTTCTGGTGGTACAGCAACCAACTTAACTGGTTTGCCTTTATCTACTGGTGTAACAGGTTTGCTTCCCGTTGCCAATGGTGGCACAGGAACAGCGACTCCTAGCATTGTTGCGGGTACAAACGTAACTGTTACTGGAACATGGCCTAACCAAACTATTGCCGCATCTGGTGGTGGCGGTGGAACTCCAGGTGGCTCTACAACTCAAGTTCAGTACAACAATGCAGGCGCATTTGGTGGCATTACTGGTGCTACAACTAACGGCACAGCATTGACTCTTGTTGCTCCTGTTTTGGGTACTCCAGCAAGTGCTACTCTAACAAACGCTACAGGCTTGCCTTTAAGCACAGGTGTGACAGGAACTTTGCCTATCGCAAATGGTGGGTCAGGACAAACTACTGCTACTGCAGCTTTTAATGCTTTAGCACCAAGCCAAACAAGCAATTCAGGTAAGTATTTAACTACTGATGGAACAAATACTTCTTGGGGAACAGTAAGTGGCTCAAGCCAATGGACAACTACTGGTTCTGATATTTACTACAACACAGGTAATGTGTTTGTGGGGCGAACAACTCAACTTGGTAATTCTAAGGTATCAGTTACAGCGACAGCAAATAATGCGGCTTTTGCTGTTACTAGCACAGGAAATACTGGTTACGTTTTTGATTCAGGTAATTACGGCTTTCTTGATTTCAACCCAGCCACTACTACGGGATATTTACGCCTTAGCGCCTTAAATGATAGTGGGTCGTATTCAAACCCCATTCTTTTTGGACACAATACAAACGCTGCTTATGGTTCAGCTACATTTACAGAACGAGCAAGAATTAGTCCTCTTGGCTTTTTTAAAGCAACTAATTCTGGCAGTTATCCTGATGGAAATAATACAAATAATCATTATTTCACTAGCAATAACGCAAGTAATGCAACTGTTGCTATTCGTGGTGATAGTTCAAGCCTTGCTGGAACTAGTGTTTTATTCATTCGTGGAAATAGAAATACCACAGATAACACATTCAGATTGATTGAGGCAAATAATGGAAATGACTCTGGCGTATTTGCTGTTCGAGATTCTGGAAATGTTGTAAACACAAATAACAGTTATGGTTCTTCTTCTGATGTAAAACTAAAACAGGACATTGTTGATGCGTCTTCACAATGGGATGACATTAAGAATGTTCGTGTTAGAAAGTACCGATTTAAGAACAATCCAACTGGGCCATTGAATCTTGGCGTAATTGCTCAAGAACTTGAAACTGTTTCGGCAGGTTTGGTTGAATCAGAGCAAGACTATGAAGAAGTGCAAGTTCCAGTTCTTGATGCTAGTGGTAATCCAGTTCTAGATGAAAATGGAAATGCACAAACGCAGACTCAACGCAATATGCTTGAGACAACAACAAAGTCTGTAAAGTATTCTGTTCTTTATATGAAGGCAGTTAAGGCTTTGCAAGAAGCAATGACTCGTATTGAACAACTTGAAGCACGACTTGATGCTGCTAACCTTTAATCTGTGGATAAATCATGGACCCGACACAAGCGCAACTCAATTCCCATGTTGATGTTTGCACATTGCGCTATGAGATGCTGTGTGCCAGGATTAAACGTCTTGAAAACATCATGCTTGGGGTCTCTGGCATCATGCTCACCAGCATGGCCGGCATCATCTTTACGAGCCTAAAGTGAAAGATTGGGCCGTGGCACTCATTGCTGCGGCCTGCATCACGGCCTTTGTGGTCTGGGGTACATACATCATTATTTGGGCTATGTTATGGTGACTGCAAAGAAAACAACCAAAGCGCCAGCCAAGGTCGCACCAGTCAAAAGGTCAAGGCCAAAGGCAGCGCCAGCAAGCCAAGTCAATGTGACTTTGGCCGCGCCAGTCGCACCAGCTGCTGCACCAAAGCCAGAGGCTAAAAAAGACGACTCAACTGCGGGAAAGATTGTTGAGCTGATCAAATGGGTGGATAACCCGTTCAAACTGTTTACAGTGATCTTGCTGTCGTTTCTGGCCTTTGCCGGTTACTTTGCTTGGGACTCAAGGCAAGTGATCTTGCAGGCCATCACAACGCAAGACAAGATGCCTCAACTGGCCAAGCAAGAGCAATTGATCATGCCGGCCAGAAGTCTGATGAAGGATGTGGATGGAATTGTCTTGCTGATCCACAAAGCCAACTTGGCCACCAATAGTCGCACCACTGTGCTGGCGCTCAATGCCGATGGCACAAGAGAGAAGGCCATTGAGGGGACTGTCACAAGCCTTTTCAACGCAAGTGCTGACCGCAACGCTGCCATGGTGGCCATGCTGAACAATGAGGTGCTGTGCGAGGAATTCAACCCATCAAGCAAAGTTGGGGAGTGGGGTATCAAGCAGGGTGTCAAATTCATGTGCCGAGGCTCAATCCCACCGGACCCTGGCAAGTTTGCCGGCTACATTGCCATTGGTTTTAAAGACAAGCCAGAGGACATTCCGGCCTTAAAGACCCGCATCAACTTGGCAGCCAGTGATATGTCAGAAGATTGAAAATGAATGCGCTGGCTCATTCTGTTACTGTTATTGGGGCTAGTAGGCGCTACAGCCAAGAATGGCTGTCAGGTGCGCGAGTTTTGGTCAATTGCATGGACAATTCACAATCCCTCAGAGCGCCATCAGCAGATGTCTATGTGGCTGACAAACAATGTAAAGTTTTGCAGAAGTCAAGATTTAACAGTCATTTGGAACAACCTATCTGAGTGGGCTGGCACAGCAGATTCAGCAGAACTCAGAACTAAAGTCATTCATGGGTACAAAGATGCACTTGAGAGGGAAAAGAAATGATCGACACAATCAAGCTATTTCCAACTGTGCAGCCCTCTGGTTATCCAGACAGGCATGACCTTGCTCAAGCAAAGCTAGAAAAGCAACATGAGATGAATAAGGCAAATGAGTTGGCGAAGCAGAAACAGACAGAACTGCAAGATTTAGCGTTTGAGATTTACACAAAAAAAGTAGTTCAAGAGCGCTTGCGCATGGAGATATTTCAAAATCGAAAGGTGGATTTTTATGTTTGATATTTTAGGTGGCGGCATATTGGGGTCAATCTTTGGCGGTGTCTTTAGGATGGCGCCAGAGGTCTTGAAGTGGCTTGATAAGAAAAATGAGAGATCGCATGAACTCTTGATGTTTTCTCGCCAGTGCGATCTGGAACAACTAAGGGGCCAGCAAAAGCTCGCTGAGATTGGCGCGCAACGTGAAGCAGCTGTCGATGTGGGCGTGATGGATGCCTTTAACAATGCCATCACCCAGCAGGCCGAGATGGTCAAATCTGCCGGTGGCTGGGTGGCCAGTTTGTCGGCATCAGTGCGGCCCCTGGTCACATACTGGGTGTTGTTTGTGTGGAGCTTCATTCATGTCTGGTTTGCATGGAATGCTTGGCTTGCTGGCGCTCCAGCGGTGGAAGTGTTTAAGACCATGATGACTCCAGACTTTTCTGCATTGCTATCAGGAACAATCAATTACTGGTTTCTCGATAGAACATTGGCCAAGAGGGGCTTATGAACTTAGAGCTGGCTGCTGCCCTTTGCCGCCAGTTTGAGGGCTATCGGGCCAAGCCCTACCTTTGCCCTGCTGGCGTGGCCACCATTGGCTATGGCTCGACCTACTACGCTGACAAGCGCAAGGTGACATTGGAAGACCCACCAATGGATGAGCCAACGGCCAGAGCTTTGTTGATGATAGAGCTGGAGCATACTTACTTGCCTGGTGCATTAAGGAACTGCCCCATATTGGCCACAGACGAAAAGAAGTGCAACGCCATCGTGGACTTCTGCTACAACCTTGGCACTGGCCGGCTCCAGACCTCCACATTGAAACGAAAAATCAATGCCGGTGACTGGGAAGGCGCCAAAGAGCAGCTCATGCTGTGGACCAAGGGCGGTGGCAAGGTTTTGCCTGGTCTACTAAAGCGCAGAAAAGCCGAGTGCGCTTTGCTTGATTGAGGCATAAAATCGAGTCATGGCCAGTCAAACCCAACAACTTGAGAATCCAGTAGTCCCAAACCTTGGTTATCCGACCGAGGTGTATGAGCGCAGGCATTTCAATGAGAACAATGGCTCTTTGAACATTTACTTTAAAAAGCTGTCAAGTGTGCTGGGGTCTTTGTTTGGACCAAGGGGTGGTCGGTTTATGAATGCGCCTCATGGCGCATTTCAAGATTCGACCGACCAAGTGGCTGCCAACACCACCACGGCCTATGCGGTCACATTTAACACCATAGACTTTTCCAATGGCGTGACTGTGGCCAGTAATTCTCGGATTACTGTGGCCGATGCCGGAATCTGGAACTTGCAGTTTTCCATTCAGTTTACAAACACGACAAATGCTTCTCAGGATGTGGATGTCTGGTTTCGGGTCAATGGCACAAATTCAGCCAATTCAAACAGCAGATTTGGCTTTGCACCCAGAAAGGGTGCTGGAGACCCATTCCACATCATTGCAGCCATGAATTACTTTTTGAGCTTAAATGCGACTGACTATGTTGAGATAATGTGGAGGCCAACCGATGTCGGTGTATCCATTGAGCAATATGCTGCTGGAACAAGCCCCACACGGCCAGCAGTCCCATCAGCCATTGTCACAATGAGCTTTGTCTCAAACATTAAATAAGCACTGCCATGTACATACCAATCAAATTACCACCAGGCATTTACAGAAACGGCACTGAGTACCAGGCAGCAGGCCGGTGGTATGACGCAAATCTGGTGCGCTGGTACGAGAACACTTTGCGCCCCATGGGTGGCTGGAGAAAACGCGCCACTGGCCAGATGTCTGGTCTGTGCCGAGGGTTTATTACTTGGCGCGATAACAGTGCCAACCGATTCATTGCAGCCGGTACGCATACCAAACTGTATGCGATGAATGAGGCTGGGACACTCAAAGAAATCACGCCAACTGGCTTTACAGCTGGCATTGCTGATGCGGTATCAAAGACTGGCTATGGCTACGGCACTTATGGCTCATTGGCCTATGGCACGGCACGGCCAGACACTGGAACAATTACCCCAGCCACCACATGGTCCATGGACACTTGGGGCGAGTATTTGGTGGCTTGTTCCAATGCCGATGGCAAGCTCTATGAGTGGCAATTAGGCTTTACAACGCCAACCCTTGCAGCGGCCATTACCAATGCGCCTACTGGCAACAAAGCACTACTGGTCACGCAAGAGCGCATTCTGTTTGCCCTTGGCGCTGGTGGTAATCCACGCAAGGTGCAATGGTGCGACCAAGAGAACAATACCCAGTGGACACCGGCAGGCGACAATCTGGCCG